GAGAGAAATAGCTACTAAGCTATATGGACTATTTAAAGAAAGTTATATTTTTTATCTAGAAACTGGATATATAGATTTTGAAAGGTCTTAAATAATCATATTTATACATGAATCAAACGTATAACTATGAGCCACTTAGACAAGAACATATTCGGTAAAAAATCATACTCAGATTTACTTAAAGAAATCTACGATAACCAAAAGAAAAAAGAAACCCAAATTAGTGCATTAATCAACGAATTAAAACCACTAATTAGTGATATAGGTGATGCTACAATGATTGTGCCACTCATCAAAGAATACATGGAATTAGGCATTAAAAATGATGAGGCGCTTATAAAAGTTGCTACTATTTTTCAACGTATATTTGCAAACGAAGGTAATGAAGAAAATGGATTTGGTATTTCAGAAGCAGAAAAAGAACAATTACTAAACGAAATACAAAACTTACAATTACCACCTAAAAAAGAAGAATAAAGTGAAAAAGAAATTTAGTTTTAATGATAATACTAAACTAAATCCCGATAATATTTCTAACCCCTTAAAATTAAGTGAAGAAATAATTGTTGGGAGAGTAAAAAATATTTTTTTAGAAAATACTAATGCTGATAATTTGGGGGCTATTGAAATAGAACCTATAAATCCTTATAGTAAAACTCTAATAAAGGCTTATCCCTTTTTTCCTAATTCTATTTCTTACCCCTTATTAGATGAAATTGTACTTTGTAATTACCTTCCATCTGAAAATTTAGGATCCAGTTCAGCTAACAAAAAATATTACTATGTGGGTATTGTAAATGTTTGGAATAATCCCCATGTAAATTTTTACCCTAATTTAGAAGAAGGTAGAGCAAATATACCCAACTCGGAAAATAAATCTATACAAGATATTCAAGCAGGTTCCAAAATAGTTTTAAGTGAAAATAACCCTAACGGGGTACCTAGTACTCAATCTACATTTAAAGAAAGAGACAATATTCATCCCTTAAAACCATATATGGGAGACGTAATACATCAAGGTAGATTTGGTAATAGTATAAGATTTAGTAGCACAGCTTCACCTATTAACACAGAATGGTCATCTACAGGAAAAAATGGTGATCCTATTTTAATTTTAAGAAATGGTCAACCCTTAAATAATTTACCTAATAATCCCTGGACTCCCATAACTGAAAATATTAATGAAGATCCTTCTTCTATTTATTTAACATCATACCAATCTATCCCTTTTACCCCATCTAGTGAAAATTATAGATCTTTTCCTTCACCACCTGAATCTGTTCAATCCTATAGTAACCCTCAGGTTATTATAAATTCTGGAAGATTAGTATTTAATGCTAAAAGTGATTCTATATTATTAAGTGCTCAAAAATCAGTAAATTTATCTACTAACGGATCTGTAAACATTAATACTAAAAATTTTCTTATAGATTCAGGTAATATAAGATTAGGTAGTAAAGATGCTAGAGAATCAATTATAAAAGGAGATACACTTTATTTTCAATTAGACCAAATGTTAAAAGCTTTACTTCAAATGTTAACAGTATTAAAAACATCAACTATGGCTATTGATCCCTCTACAGTAAAAGCTGATATAACAAAAAACCAAGTATATGGTAATGTAGAAACCAGTTTACAATTAATACAAGAAGATTTAGAATCCATCTTATCTAAAAATGTTAAAACTATATAATGGCAGAAGTAGTACCAAATAATGGAGAAGAAGAAGTACCTGTTTATATAGTTAGATCATCCGTTCCTGGTGGTCTTAGAGGTCAAATTTATTTTGAATTTAGAGATGGACTAGATGGTCAAAGGGAATTAGGGGGTATAGGAGAATTAAACCAAGATTCATATAATACAGAGGAAATTATTTTTAGTTCAGTAGGAGAAAGTTCTACAGATTTTAATTATAGAGGTATAGGAGATTCTATACTACAACAATTAAATAACCAAATACAAGAACTTGATGGAGTAGATGAATTTGGTGTATTATCTATAGTAGAAACACAAACAGAACCACCTCAAAATTTTTATGATTATACTATCACGGGAAAAGTAGTAGATGGATTATCTAAAGAACCTTTAGAAGATGTTTACATAACGGATGATGTTAAAAGTGTAGGGTTAGTAGGTAGTAATATAAATTCTGAACCTACTGGAGATTTTAGATTAGATGGAGAATATTTAAAAGAAAAAACTTTTAAAATAACCTTTTCATTAAATGGTTATACAACAAAAACTATTAATCCTTTTACCAAAAAAGGAAATTTAAATATTTTACCAAAAGATATAGGAGTTATAGAATTACTTACAAGCTTACCTAGTAAAAAAGCTACAATAATAGAAGTACCATATACAGAACCTCAAATTCAAACCATAACTATAGCTGAAAAATTAAAAGATCCACAAGGTTTTTTTACTGATGAATTTTTACAAAGATTAATTAAAACTATAAAAACAACTTTACTACCTTTTGCTTTAGTCCAAATAGCTAAATTTGGTATTACTAATGCAAAAGAAGCTTTAGGTAAACCTATAGAAGAATTAAATACTTCCTGTCCTACTAATTTAGAAGACTTAAACCAAATTATTGAATTAAAAAATAAATTAACTAAACAGTTAAATAATCTTTTCAATAGTTTAGAAACTATTAAAATTGGGGTAGAATTTGCTGACCAGATAATAAATGTAGCAGATATTGTTTTTCAAACATTAAGCACTTTAGTATTATCCTTCCCATCAATCCCATTTGCACCCGATATTACAAAAGCTTTTACATCAAAAATACCTCAGCTAGGAAATAAGTCAGTTCAAGAAGTTATAGCTATAACTTTAGCTAGCCTAAAAATTCTTTCGGCTTCTACTCTTTTAATATTAACTATATTAATTGAACTACTTCAACAAGTTTTAAACTATTTATCTTTATTAGATAAACTAATACAAAAATGTGCTATTGATGGAGCTTTACCTCAAGAATCATTATCTGAAGATTTATTACTAGCTACTCAGGGACAGGCAGAACAAGGATCTCCTACAGTTACTAATGTAAATGGATTTGAAATGGGGGTTTTATCTGTAGAAGGCGCAACAAATAGTGGTTTAAAAAGAAAAAGAGCCACTGCTAGAAATAAAGATGGAGTAATTATGCTCCAAGGAGAACCTTCATTTTCTTCCAATGATCAAATTTTGATAGATGAATTAGTATTTTATATTAAACAAAATAATTTAAAAGCAGATTAATTTAATATTTATAACAAACACAAACATGAAAACCGAAGCACTTAAAAAAATAATAAAAGAAGCCGTTAGAGAGGCTATACAAGAAGAGCTAAAGGAAGTTTTACTAGAAGCAGTTAAAGCACCTAAAGCTGTAGTTACACAACCAATACAAGAAAGTATTACATCAACTACACCTGCACCCGTAACACAAACACCTAAAAAATCTTTAAAAGAACAAAGACAAGCATATATGGATATTTTAGGAGAAACAGGATTAAATATGAATAGTACACATGCTCAAGGATTTGGTAATAAACCATTTAACCCTACAGGCAATATAGATACTACCTCAGCAAATGGAGGCTTACCTGCGGGAGAAGTTAATATGGATCAAATAATGGGATTAATGACTAAATAATGGCATTTAATGCACAACAAATATTTCCAATAGACTTTAATAAAAGTGCTGCCGTAGGAGTAGATATACCTTTCTCTGCACCTGGGGTATTTAAACCCAATTATACTACAAAAGCAGCTACAAAAAATAACTTAATAAACTATTTTTTAACCAACCCAGGAGAAAGACCATTAAACCCTACATTTGGAGGAGGATTAAGAGCTTTTATATTTGAACAAATTACTACAGATAATTTAGATTTTTTAGAAGAACAAATATCCTCAGATTTAAAAACATTTTTTCCTAATATTAATATAATAAATTTAGAAATACTAAGACAAGAAAATAATAATATTATTACGGTTCAATTATCATACAATGTAATTAATACTAATATTAGTGATACACTAGAAATAGACTTTACATAATGACAAACATAAAAAGAGACATAAAATATTTAAACAGAGACTTTTCTGATATTAGATCTAAGTTAATAGAATTTTCTAAAACTTATTACCCTAATACCTATAATGATTTTTCTCCAACATCACCAGGTATGATGTTTATGGAACAAGCAGCTTATGTAGGTGATGTAATGTCATTTTATTTAGATAATCAATTACAAGAAACATTTACTACTTTAGCTAGACAAACAAATAATTTATATGAGTTAGCCTATATGTTTGGTTACAAACCTAGAGCAACAACTGCAGCCCAAACTACAATTGATTTATTTCAACAAGTTCCCTCTAAACTAGTAAGTGGAAACTTTGTACCTGATTTTGATTACTCCTTAAATATAGAAGAAAATAGTATAATAACCTCAGCAGAAAACCCTACAACTAATTTTCTAATTCAAGATAAGTGTGATTTTTCTTTTTCAAGTTCTTTAGATCCAACTGAAATTTCAGTATATAGCACTTCGGGGACTGAACCCCAATATTTTTTATTAAAAAAATCCAGAAAAGTTATTTCAGCAACAGTAAATACTGAAACTTTTAATTTTGGAGCTCATACTCAATTTCCAACAATAGATATTACTGGAGATAATATTATAAAAGTATTAGATATTATTGATTCAGATAATAACAAATATTCAGAAGTAGATTATCTAGGTCAGGAAATGGTATTTGATAGTATTAAAAATACTAATACAAATGATCCCAATAATGTAGCAGATGAGGGTGAAGTACCTTATCTTTTACAATTAAAAAAAGTGCAAAGAAGATATGCTACAAGATTAACCTCAGAAACTAATTTACAAATACAATTTGGAGCAGATAATCCAAATGATACAGATGAATTAA